TTTTAGGACACGACCCATTAAACAGAGATGGAGACCTAAATCCTCTAATCGGCGGAACAAAGAACACGCAGTTAATTTTAAATCTACCAGTAGTCTTGGAGAATATATAAGATGGCTGAATTTGACGCAGAAAGAACAACAACAACAGGAATGAACGACCTTAGTTTAGACTTCAAAGTCCCAGCAGAGACACTAGACCAGTCTGAACTTTCTGAAAACAAATACGACTTTCCAGATGCAGGAGACAACTGGGGATATTACAAGCAGATTCCAGAACTAAAGAAGGCAGTTGATACACTAGCGATTTGGGTTGTTGGAAAAGGAATTACAACAAACACAAGAACGCAGAAAGTTTTGGAGAGAGTTAGAGGTTGGGGTGAAGACAGCTATCAAGCAATATTCTTTAATCAAGTTGTCACCGCAAAGGTTCAAGGAGATTCTTTTGCTCAAATAATAAGGGATGAGTTTGGGGAATTATTGAACTTGAAACCTCTTGACCCAAACAACATGACAATCGTTACAGACAAGAAAGGGATTATCAAGAGATACGAGAACAGGGTGACTGGAAATGAGCCTCAGAAACTTCAACCAAAAGAAATATTCCACATATGCAACGACCGAGTTGGAAACGAGATTCACGGCACTCCGATTATTGATGCGTGTAAATGGGTAATTGATGCTAGAAATGAAGCGATGGATACAGAGAGGAAAGTGAGAAGAAGGCAGTTGGCTCTAGGTGTTCTAAAGATAGATTCAGATGATGCGACAGAAATCGCAGCAGTGACTACCAAATACCAGAATGCAATTACTAACGGAGAAGTTTTAGTTCTTCCAAAAGGAGTTGCAGACCTAGAAGATTCCGCAGTCACCCCACAGAATAATTTAGAGTGGATTAAATATTTAGAGAATGCGTTCTACCAAGCAGTAGGGATTCCGAGAGTTATCGCATCCTCACAAGAATACAGCGAAGCATCTTCTAAGATTGGGTACTTGACGTTCGAGCCTATTTATACAAGAGAGCAAGTAGAGTTAGAGCTGGACATCTTAACTCAATTAGGATTGACACTTAAGTTTAACAGACCTCCAAGTCTAGGTGGATTCATCCAAGAGAGCGAGGAAAAGAATACTGGACAAACAGGAGTTCAAGCGAACGAGGTTCAAGCCAATATAGGGAGGTCAGAATGAAAGCAAAAGCTAAAACAATTCCCCAGTGGGTTCTACCACTACGTTCGGCTGCGGTGATACTATTATTCCAATTATCAAACGACCTCATACGATTTCAAGACGTAAACCTATTTATTAGTAGTTTGCCTTTTATTTTAGGGACAGCAATGTTGTGGGCAGCGGTAGAATATGCCCGACTTTACAAGGTGGATTTAAGTCACTTCAAACATAAACCTAAAATCAAATCTAAAACGGGGGCAACGACTTTTATACTTCCAGTCATTACATAAACCATGGCGGAAATAATAAATTTAGCAAAAAAGAAAAAGAAGAAGGATGAGGAGAAAGAGACAACTCCGAAGCCAGAGAAGAAAGAAGGCGTAGGAGTTTTCACAGATGATAAAGGAAACCCGACTGGAGCAAAACTAGATGATGATAGGGTATTTCTAGGATTGGGTGCAGATGACATTCAAGACATCTCTGAGAATGAGCGTGGGCGAGGAGCTTTACCAGAAGGAACATTTAGTCTTCGAGATGAATTATCTGGACAACAACAAACAGACATCTTAGATGCACAAGCTGGACAGCGTTTACCGGACATTATAACCCCCCAACAACAGCAGCAGCAATTGGGTGAAGTGCCTCTTGAAGCTCAAGGACAAGAACAAGAGATGACTTTTTTAGACCAACTATTTAATCCAATAGTGGGAGATGATGTCATAGCTCAAACTTTCCCTCTACCAGTTGGAGGAGTTGGGGCGGGAGCATCAAACACAATTAAAGCTGCGGCAATTAATAAAATCCCCTCTGACATAAGGAATGCTATCGGGGCAAAGTCTATTTCAAAAATACATGGTAAAACAACAAAAGCAAAAACTAAGGGGATACTTGACAAAATTAAATCTGGTGCGGTGGGTGGGTTCTTATTAGGTTCTTCCCCTTTAGCATTCCTCGGAGGATTAGGAATTAGTGTGTTTAAAGATGAAGCCCCATTCCTACAACAATCATTTAATACTCTAGGGCAAGAGGCAACGGCAACGGCAAACGACCCAGTTCTCTCACCTAGTGAGAAGATTGCCGACATTCAATTTATAATGAGGGAAATAGAACTGATGGAGGAGAAACTAAATTTAGCGTCTTATGAGAATGTGAGATTATCCAATACAAAGGAAATGTTAGATATTCAAACTGATTTATTTGAAAAGAAAAGGGAAGTTATAAGAGCCTTGCAAAAAGCAAGAGTGCTGGAATTGCAACAACAATTCCCACAGCTTGACGAGGAAATAATTAAGAGTTGGGTAAGTTCGGCAACTGCGGAAGAATTGGCTGCGGTTGGGAGAGATTATAATCGAAGGCTTGTAAGGCTCCTAGGTGAATAGAAACATTTATATAGTATCATACACTCATAGTATTACGATGGAAGAAGAAAATAAACAAACAAACGAAACACCTAAGACCTCGACGCTAATCGACAACGCCAACGCTTCTGCAAAGAGGTTGGAAGATGCAAACAAGAAACAAGAAGAGTTGCTTAACCGACAAGAAGAATTAATGGCTAGACAGAGACTGGGTGGAACAACAGAGAACTCACCAGCACCAGAAAAGAAAGAACTGACTGCTAGAGAATATTCTGACTTAGTAGTTCAGGGGAAGATCAAACATGACTAAAATTCCAAAAGACTTAGGGATTAAAGTTGCGAAGAACCCAGAACATGCAGCATGGGTTTTGTCAAGAGATACAGCTAAGAGAAGGCTGATGGAGAGTAAGATTGCTATCATTCTGGAAGTAGAAGTTTTGAAGAAATGTGAGGATATGGTTAAAACTTTTGAGAACGAAGAAGAAGTCAAACCATAGAAAAGTTTAAATAGAATTTATACTCAAATAAGGCATGGCTAACGAACTAACACTTGTACACGAATTAGAATTACCTATCCCTATGACTTGTGCTGATGGTACAGGAATTGAAAAAGGAACACTTTTAGAACTATCTGACCCAAGCACAGCAGCTAAAGTTTCTGGAGCAGCCCCTGTTGTTATTGGAGTTGCGGCAGCTGAGAAAAACGCAAACGATGGAGTTACAACAATACCTGTTTATCTTCGAGGAGTATTTATTGCAACAGCTGGAGGAACAATTACCGTTGGAGCTGGATTAATTGCAGAAGATGGAACTAATGAAGTTCTAACAGCAACAGCAGCAGCAGACGCAGCACAAATTTTTGGAACAGCGATGGAGACAGCAGCAGACGGAGAGACATTTAAAGTTTATCTTAACGTGGGAATTGGAGGCTCACCAGAAACTTAATAGAACATGGCTGACGGAAACGCACAAGCAGATATAAGAGGACTAAATATTGATAAGTTAGCGAAGGGATTTGCAGATGAAGCTATCGTATTAAAGAATTATGTTACAAACTCGGCAACAAATGCACGAGAAATTAGATGGTATAAGAAGACAACTGGATACTTAGATTCTACTGACACAACAGCAATCACAGCCACTCAGATTAATAACGTAGCCCCTAAAGCTGTACCCGTTGCAGTTGAGCAAAGTTGGACTAGACAAACTTCTTATGTTAGAAAATATTTTGTAGAGTCTCCTATGATTTCAGAGGAAGACATTAAGGACACTGACATCGATATTCTAGCAACAAACGTTAGAGACTTAGTTAGAGCAGTAGCTCACCAAGTTGATGTAAGAATTTATAACATCTTAACAGAGAGCTTAAGCCCAAGTGCAATTAACACAGCAGCAGCAACAGGAACAGGATGGGATGACGCAACAAACGGAAATCCGATATTAGATATTTTACTAGGTAAACAAAAAATTAGAGCAAATGGATACGACCCGAACGGAGCTATAATTTTCATAAACTCGATTGAAGAAAAGAATTTGCTGAACTATTTGATTACCGTAAAGGGTTCGAGCATTCCTCAGTTTTCTTCCGCTAAAGTTGGAAGTGGTGTATTGATGGAGATTCTAGGTTGTACCGTAGTTGTAAATGAGGCAGCAACAACAGATTACGCTTTATTGTTCGTACCTCAAAGGGCAGCAACATGGAAAGGATTCATGGCTATTACAAGTGCTGTTATCTCCGAGCCAGGTATTGGTAGAAAGATTAGAGTTTGGGAAGAAGGCGAATGTATTTTGACTGACCCTAAGGCTGTTCATCTCGTGACGGACACCGTCACTTAAACATGGCTGCGGTAGGTAGTGCTGCGACACATAACCAAAAAGAACTCAAGACTAAATGGCCTGTTACTTCTGGACTAATTGCAGGAACAACTAAGCAAGAGGGAAGAAAGATTAATCTTACATCTAATAAATCTAATGTGCCTATGAGGCTCAGGAAGGGACTTTAATGGTAGATAAAACTAAAAAAGTATTAAGACAGCTAAGACCTCAGAAAGCCCATAAACTGACACCTATTGGGACTGAGATAATTTTACCAAATCATAGTGGAGACCATGCAGCAGGAAGGATTCTCAAGGCTCCAACCATAGATAATCAAATGGTCAATAAGAAATATGTTGATGACCAAGTTGCAGCAGCCGCAGAAGTTGCTGGTAGTGATGGGCAGATTCAATATAATGATGGGGGTTCTGCTTTTGGTGGAGATTCAGAATTATTCTGGGATGATACAAATAAGAATTTATTAGTTGGAACAAGCACAAGGTTTGGAGAAGGACAAGTTAATATTTACACAGATGCAGATTCTTTTGATTCAGGAACTTATGATATTGCCGCACCTTTAGTTATGCAAGCAGATTATGCAAGTGGAGAGTGTGTTTTGAAAGGAAGGAGTGCAGGTTCAGATTTAGCATACTCTATATTTGAAACAAATGATATTGGTAACTCATCTTCGTTATGGTTCGGTTCTTTTAAGAATGGAGTATTTGGTGCGACTGATACGTGCGGGATGGTATCCGATTCTAATGGGACTGGGACTACTAAAAATCTTACGTTGTCCGCAGACGATTCCCCAATTGGTGCTTATGTCCCACAACTCACAATTAAAGCAAATACAGATTTCGTGGGAATAAATAAGCTTGACCCCGCAGTAGCTTTGGATGTTGTTGGAGCTGGTGCATTCACTCTTGATGTTGTCGTACCCGATGAAGCTTATAGTTCTGGATGGAATGCTTCCCTTGAAGTCCCAACTAAGAATGCTATTTATGATAAGATTGAAGTTGTTAATGTGAAAACTATGATGTTGGTTATATTGGATGATGCAACAGCAACAGCAGTCGGAGATAAAGCTGGAGGCGTCAGCTTTGTTGTACCTCCCGCATTAAATGGAATGAACTTAACTGGAGCGACTGCGGTTGTAGCGACTGCGGGAACAACTGGAACTCTTGATATTCAAATTCACAATATTACCGACGCTGCCGACATGCTAACTAATAAAATCCAAGTAGCCTCTGCTGCCGTAGTCTCTGATGGTGGAGAAAGTATAAACACATCTAATGATGATGTTGTGACTAATGATAGGATAAGAGTTGATGTTGATGTGATTCACACAACTCCAGCCGCAGGACTAATAGTAATGTTGGAATTTACACTTCCATAGTAAGAATTAAATATACAAAGAGACTAAACAAAATATGAACAAAGCAGAACTAATGACACAAATCGCAACTAACGTTGAAGTAGTTGGAGACAATAGTCTGGTTGGAGTAGCAGACAGCGTAGCAAACATAAGGCAGTATGATGTTGTGGTTTATTATTTAGTGGATGCAGATGGAGCTTTGCAGAAAGGCACACAATGTATTTACGTTAAAGATGAGGGTGCGGATAACGAAGTAGCTTACTTCGGAAGAAATGAAGTTAAGAATTACGTAGAGCCGCCCCCAGTAGTTGAAGAAGAGGCTTAGTGATGGCTTGGTATAATGCTAATTGGTCACACAGGTTTAAAGTCACCATAGATAATACTAAAGTCCCTTCTGACCAAACAGATTTTCCCGTTTATATTGCACTCGGTGATTTAGGAGGCAGTCATGATTTCTGGTCAAATGTCCAAGCTGATGGAGATGACATAAGAGTTACGAAAACTGATGGAACAACAGAAGTCCCCGTTGAAGTTGTAAATATAGATACGACAGGCAAGACGGGACAAGTTCATTTTAAAGCAGACGGGACTTTATCGAGTTCTGCGGACACTGACTATTATGTTTATTGTGGAAACTCTGGGGCTAGTGGGTACGCTAGAGACGCAACGTATGGTATGGAAAATGTTTGGGATTCTAATTTTGTGCTAGTTGCTCACCTAACTGAAGACGCCAACACTTCAGCAGATGGATATAATGATTCGACAAGTAATGAAAATCATGGAACTGGGATAAGTATGAACACAAACATAACTGGGCAGCTAGAGGTTGAGTCTCCAGATTTTGTCCCATCAAATGATTATATAGAAGTGACAGATTCTGCGTCTTTAGATATTACCGACGCTGTTACGATTTCCGTGTGGGCTAGACCAGACGCTGACCCTGTAACTAATGGTTATTTGTACTCTAAAAATACCGCTTATAGTATGTTGCTGACTAGCAGCACTAAAGAGTTAAGATTTTTTACGAATAATACGACAGACGTTGATATTAGGTCAGGAGCAACCCTCCTAACTCAAGATGTTTGGAATTATTGCGTTGGTAAATACGATAAGGATGCGAGTTCTCCCCAAGCAAGTCTCTTTTTAAATAATACTTCTGTTGCGACAGGAATAGAAACTAACGCAATGCCTACTAATTCTTTTGACGCACGTTTCGGTCAATATGATAACGGAGCAGGGACGAGTGCAGCATGGGCATTTCCCGGCGGATTACAAGAAATAAGAATTTCTAATATATATCGTACTGATAATTGGGAGACTACAAATTATAATAATCAAAATAGTTCAAGCACGTTCTACACCCTCGCTGCTTTAGAAGAAAACCCCTCAAGTTTTAAACCACAAGCTCTTATCATTTAAACGAAAGGTTTATATAGTACCATACTCTCATACTATCATGAAAAGAATACACCTAGTATATGATGATGGAGACTTTAAGTTCATCAAGAAGAAGAAGGAGGCTAGTGGACTATCGTGGAATGAGTTCATTATTAGTTTATTATGAAAGATTATATCGACGCTGACTTGAAATGCCCTACTTGTAAAGAGAGTGGTAGTTTCTTAATTGATGAGGCTAAGCTTTGCGTCTTCTGTGCTTGTGGTGAGTTCATGTTTTGGACAAGTGAGAAAGACTTCAACTGGGCAACTCATGCTCAGAAATTTAGAGCTGATAGCCAAGACATACAAACAAAGCTTAAGCTTCTTAACAAACCAGCCATATTGTGGAATGACCTTAATTTTATTGAAGTAAAAGGAGGTTTATGTAATGGAAAGTAAATTTGTAATTAGTAAAGTTGAACAAAAGCAATCTAAGAATGGTAATTCTTTCTGGGCAATTTCAACAAACGATAATCGAAGGATGACGTGTTGGGATGCAGTAGTAGGCGACCAATTAGCTGGACTAATCGGAATGGAAGTTAGTGGAGTTGTTGAAGAGAAGAAAGGATTCTTGACTTTGAATACTATTGATAGTTTCAAAGAAGGAGAAGCCACTACACCAGCTCAATCTGGAGGTTCGTATAATGATAGGCGACAGACATTAATCGTAAGACAATGTTGTGTTAAGTGTGCTGTTGAACATCATGGAGATTTGGGTTCAGTTGAAGACATCACAAAGTTCGCAGAAGAACTAGAGAACTGGGTGTTGAGAGAATGAGCGTCTTGGACTTTGTAGCAATCATGGGAGCAGTATTAGGTTTTGTTAATTTCTCCCTAATCATGCTACTCTTAGCGAGGGTTAAATGATGTTCTTTGAGTTTATTGTTCTCGTCTCACTCGGGCTTTTGTTCTTCAAATTAGATGAAATATCACAACGCCTCGAACACTAACTTATAGTCGCCTTCTAGGATTGGCTTCCACTCATCTTCTAGTTTTTCTTTCAGTTTGGGGTCAATCCCTCCTCTCAAGGCTATCGTATGTTTACACTGAATACAACTTATCACACGCTTCTTGAAGTCAATAGAAATAACATCAATAGGGCTATGTGACCCAGCAGACCTAAACGCAATTACCCCATCTTCCTTAACTTCATCAAACTTCTTTCGAGGCATTCGCTCTCTTACTATCTTCCTCTCTTTGTCCGCTCCTCTTCTGTAATTCTTGTTGGGCATTCTCTTTCTGTTTCTCCGTTTTCCTATTCCATGAAGCAGAGCATGGCTTTGAACAAGTGACTGAGTTCGGACGTCTTAAAATAGACTTCCCTGCGGCTGTTTTTCGCTTCACTCTCCGCTTGTAGCCTTTACCACACTCAAAACAATCAACAACTTCAAACGGAAGGTTGTTCATGTTTATGATTAGCTGCCCACAACACTCCATCATCATCTCTAATTAACTCGGCGTCGATTAGCATTTGAAAATATTCTCCCGCCTTCCTTGTAGTTAATCCTTCACCTACACAAATCTGAGCCATGAGCTTCTTCTTACTAATTCCGAGCTTCTGAGCTGATGCAGCCTCTATTGTATTAACAATCCTATTCACCAATTTCTTTCTCTTTAATTCTGTTCCCACTTTACACCTCCTTGATACTATGTTGAATACTCTTTACTATATAAGTCTTGTGTGTGTCTGTGTCTGAGGTTTAGCAAAGTTCTCCCCCATACCCCCTCTCAAACCTACCCTAATAATAGCCTCCCCACTATACCAAACCTTCTCTACCTCACACACACACAGACAGAAGAACATCAGCATGAGGTTATTTACTCTATCATGAGGGGTTCCTTTTATTTAAGCCTTGCCCTTTAATGATTTCCCCCACTCCGTTCGCTTCGCTCACTCCGTTCATCATCGAAAAGTATTTATCTCTTGAACACTTGAAATCACAAGGTGATTTCAATCGGTAACTACTTTCTAATTCTGAAGCTGGGGATTCTCATTAACGGAGCGGCCGACAGCTCCACAGGAAGTCAAGGTGTTCCTACCTTGAGTTCCTATGGAGATGTCCTAGAGAGGGGTTGTAAACCCCGAATAAGAGGCTTTCGAGTGGAAATGAAGGTAAACACACTCTAACCTCTGTTTCCTATGGAGACTGCAGTGGAAGTCAAGGTAGCTTAACCTACGCTTCCAGTGGAACTAAAGTTATTCGGACAACCGAATAACTTTTGGAACGTTGAGTTATTCGTGTCACCGAATAACTTTTGGACATGGTGGTGAGCTAATAGTAGGCTCATGGAGCGAAGCGAATTAATGTCCGACGTCTAGGTATTGAACAATAAAGTTCGGTTATCCCCACAGAAGTTTTTTTAAATTCCCCCCTCTTAATATTCTGTATGAAAAAAGAGATTGTATTGGATGACTGGCAAAACGAAGTTTTACAACACAAAGGAAATTTAGTTTTATGCACGGGAAGACAAGTTGGAAAAACTACAATATTCGCAAGAAAAGCAGCAGAGCGTTTAGCAACTGAAAAAGACACTAGAATAATTATTGTGTCGCTAACCGAAGACCAAGCGAAATTAATTATCGTAATGATTTTAGATTA